CGTTCAGCGCTTGATTCAGCGGCTCGGGCAGCGGCCGCGCCAGGTTGCCCGAGGACACGCGCCAGTCGGTGCGACTCTTGGCCTCCATGCCGGCCAGCAGGTTGATGACCGGCGCGATCAGGTTCGTGGGTTGCGTCGAGATCCTGAAGTCCTCGAGCGCCTGCAGCTGCTCGGCGGTGAACTGCGCGCCATCGCGGTAGGCTGCATCGACGTCGGCCTCATGGCGCCAATCGGGCTGCTCACGCACGTCCATCAGGATCTTGCCGAGCTCGGCCGCGCTCATGCGACCATCGGCGGGCGCGATCGCGCTGGCGACATCCTCGAGCGCCTCTTCCGGGGCGGACAGGGTTGCGGTGATCGCGGTCATAGGGTCGGGGCTCAGAATGCGGAAACGGGGCGGCGAGCGCGCGCCACTTCGGACGCCTGCGCAACCGGCTCAGTGATCGCGAACCGCAGCATCATCAGCGCATAGCGCGTGCTACAGATTCGGTCGTCGAACTCTTTCACCACCACTCCTTTTTCTCTCCGGTACAGCCGGAACTCTTCAAACCACTCGGTCAGCGTGCTGAAAACCCGGAACCGGCCGGTCTGCATCCGCGTGAGCATTTCCTGCAGGCCCGCCTCCACAGAGACCAGCGAGCGCTTTTCCTCGCCACCATCCATCCCGGAAGGCTCGAACTGCGCGTGCATCTGCAGCATGTTCAGGCCTTCATTTCGGTACTGCACGGCGAGTTGATCGCCGCTCATCGCATCCTTGACTTGATAGCCGTCGTGCGGCCAAGCCATCGGAATCCACTGCCCGCGCGCCTTGATCGCCGACGCGTGCACCGGGATCAGCGTCTTGCTCGCGGCGTAGCAGTCGGTCAGATACACCACGTCGGTGTCGCGGTCATACGCAAGCCAACTCGCTGCAGTCGGATGATCCCAGCCGAAGTCCATGCCAGCGATCCGCGGCCAGTGCGCCGGCAGCGGGAAAGGATCGACCTTGATCGAGGCCTCATCGAGCGGAAAGATCGCGCCGCTTCCCAGGCTCGGAATGCCCATCGAGCGCGCCTTGCGCTGGTACTCGGGCGTCGAGTCCCACAGCTCGCGCTTGGTCTTCTCGTCAAGGTGCGGCACGTCGTGCCAGCCCGCCATCACCAGGTACTTTGACGGTGTAATCTCAGGCACTGGCTGCGCCCTCGAGCAGCGTCTGAAAGTCCTTGGGCAGGAAGCTCATCACCGTCTCGCTCATCCCGTCGAGCGGCGTGAAAGTCAGGTACAGCAGCCCGCTCGTCGTGGCCGTGCGGATCAGGCACTCGCCGTAGATCTCGGCCGGCGGCTCCTCGTCGAGCCAGATCCCATGCTTGGCCGTGCCCTCGAAGGCCCCGCGGCCCTGCTGGTAAGCCTTCAGGCCCAGCAATGACCATCCGCCCGATATGTGCTTCACCTTCACCGTGTCGGCGAGGTTCTGCACGCCCTGCTTCCAGGTCGTCGACCCGATGTCTTCGCCCGGAATCAGCCCGGTGCCGGCGAATCGCTTGTTCGGCCCGTCGTATTCGATGTCGCCCAGCAGGATGTGCTGCACGATGTCGCGCGTTGTCTCGTTCGTCTTCCCGGCCGCCCAGAACTCGACCGGCACATCAAACCTGCGCCCCTTCCACCAGGCCGGATACCGCCCGGTCAGGTGCAGCGCGGTCTCGAACCCGCCGGCTCCGTAGCTCTTGCCGATCCGGTTCGCCGCCATGAAGCAGCGCTCGCGGTACGTGGCGCCCGCCGCGAAGAACTCCAGGTGCTTCGGGTACAGCGCGCGCCGCAGCGGACCCTCATCGGGGTACAGCGTGAAGAGCTTGCGCCGCGATGCCCGCCGCGCTCGCTCCTCGAGTAGCGTCAGCAGTTCGCGCTGCTCGGCTGGCGTCAGCCGGGAAACGTCCATCGATCAGGCGCCAGCCTTCGCAAGCAGGCGCGACAGCTTCGCTTCCAGCTCCTCGTCTGCCAGTTCGGTTTCAGGCTTCACCGGGGCGCGCTCATCGATGTTGAGCACCTTGCGCTCCAGTTCGATCTGGATGCGCAGCGACTCCGAGAGCTTGCGCGCGCCGTCGATGCGCTGCGGCAGCGAGATCACCTTGCGGTAGAGCTCGTTGAGCTTGTCCGCGCCAGCATCGTCGGGCGACTGCATCAGCTTGCCGAGCTGCAGGTACAGGTCGCGGTGCTCGGTCTCGTGCTCGAGTTCCTCGAACAGTGACATGACCAGGCGGCGGCCGCGGCGAACGTCCTCGCGCTGCGCCAAAACCGCATCGGCCTGGATCTGCGCATTTGCCGCGACGACGTCACGCTCTGTTGCGCTCGGCTTGGATACCGAGATGGATACCGCCGCCTTGGATACCAGTTCATCGGCTTTCGCTGCGATCTTCGCGGAGAGGTCTCGCACCCATTCGTCGCGCTTGGCGCGCTTGTTGATCGCGCCGTGCGTAATGCCATGCTCTTCCGCAATTTGCCGCAGGGTTTTCACCCCCGCCCGATAGTCGAGCTCGATGCGCTCCCAGTCGGGTGTCAGCTTCTTGTCGGTCATGGCCTCGTTGCGTTGTTCGTCGTCCAGCTGCGGGATCACATCGCCATCACGGCGCCTGAGCCTTCTCGGCTCGCCGGCAATTCGCCCTTCCGGCGCAGATGCAGATCACCTCCTTGGCGGGGCGTCGCGATCTCGGGCGCCTCGCACGCGCCAGGCTGTTCCAGAACCAGTTGATCGATGATCGGCACGCGCAAGGCAGAAACGACAAAGCCCGCTTGCGCGGGCTCTGGACGGACTGACTTGAAAGTGCCTGAATCGTACCAGTGGTGTTACGGGGAGCGCAAGCCTCAAATGCGCACTATCCGCGCCTTTCCGCCCTGGATCACCCGCACCGTATCCTCCCGCGCCGACACCGCAAGCAGGCCTTTGCGCAGCAGCACGTCGTACAGCCGTTCCTCACCGCGCTGGCGGATCAGGTCGAACACACCCATCACCTCGCGCACGATGTCCCGGCCTCGGCGCGTGTTGGCGTCGCCACAGTCCTCGCGGGCGATCGTGCGATAGCCCGTCGTCGGCAGCTTCTGCGCCCGCATACAGGCGAGCTCCACCGCCCTGCCCCCGTAGCCGTGCCCGAGCTCATGCCGGATCACCTCGGCCATATCCTCGGCGACCAGCGCCAGGTCGGCCCGGGGCCACGGCGCATGCGCGAGCAAGAGCGCCATGCTCTGATCGCGCGGCAGTTGCAGCATGTCGCGGACGATGATCGCCGCCTGACCGCGGACCTCGAGCATGGTGAGCTCGCCGTAGTCGTGCCCCGCCCCTTGCAGCAGCAGGCACCGGTGCGCATCGCGCGAGACCGTCTGCAGCGCCCACCGCAGCGCATCGCCCACGCCATGAAACCCACGATCCAGTTTGCCGCTCATGCCTTCTCCTTCGGTGCGTTCTTGTGCCGCCAGTGTTCGCAGCGCTTGCCCATTTCCCTGCCCTTGTCGCAGGCCTGCAGCGTCTTGCCGTGGATGTCCCAGGCCTTGATGTGGCGGCAGTTCGTGCAGTCTTCGCCCCGGCGCATCAGCACCTCGAGCGGATCACGGCTCTGCCAGCGCTCCCAGTCGCTCATGCGCGGGCCCCCTCGAACAGATCCGGCGTCCTGTCATCGCGCTCGACCCTGCTGCGCACATCGCACACCGCGTGCCGCACCGAAGGCGGCGCCAGCAGCCCGAGCGAGCGCGCGCACACCGGGCCGAAGCACAGCCGGCCGATGCGGGCGGCGGGGTGCTTGAGCGGGCGGCGGCAGTGGGCGCAGATCACTCGAACACCTCGACATCCCATCCGCCGCCATCGCGCTTGGCCTTCGGGCGAACAGCCAGGAAGCGGAACGGGTACATCTCGGCGGCGATCTTGATCTTTGCCCGCGCGTCATCCATCCAGTGCCCTTTCACCTCGTGGCACTCGATCTGCCCATCGGCGCGCATCACGGCGAAGTCAGGGGTGTAGAACGTGTTGTCGGCGAGGCGCAGCTTCAGGCCCTCGAAGCGGAACCAGGCCACCTCCCCGGCGTGCTGCCGCGCGGATAGCAGCGCCTCGTAGCTCGCTTCGGTCTTGTTGCGCTGGCCGGTCTTGAGGCGACCCAGGGCGAGGATGCGGGCCTTCACGCTGCCACCCTCTTCATCACCTTCCTCGTCTCCCGCGCCTCTTTGCAGCTTGCGCAGATCGTGCCCACGGACGTCTTCTTACAGCCCTTCATGGCTGCCGTGCGACCACAGGCAATGCACCGGAAGGACGGGCGCGTCACACCCGGGTGCGAGCGCTGGCGGGCGGTCTGCTCGCGGTAGCGGTGCTCGTCGATCGGATAGGCGAAGCTCATACCGGCACCTTCCCGCCGTGACGGCGCTTCATGTCCTCGGCCTCGCGCG